CTACTTCTCTTTTCTCCTTCTGATCTCAATAATTCTGGCAATATTAAGTACTATACCAGTAACTAATAGTGTCATTGTTAGTATTGTAGACCAATCAACCATTACAGCACCGACAGCACCTATAGTTGTTACGTTTGCTACTGAATCTTTGATTTCTTCCATTATGCTTTAGTTGCTTTTTCGATAAATTGACCTGCTACAGAAAATCCTTGAAGTTCACCTTCTTTAATTTTTTGCCAAGTTTCTTCATCATTGATTTTATATGACGCCATCCAACTACCAGCTGGCACGTTGAAGCCCATCGCCTTACTTTTGTCCATTTCAGGATCAGTAACGATCCAAGATTCAAGAAGAGTATTATTAGTAGTAATGTCATCATCGTGGTTAATATCCGTGTTATTCTGTTTATTATACTCAAAGAATTTCTGTGCTATCTTAGCTACAGTTTCTTTACTAAAGAATACATGAAATGGATTACCATGCTCATCCTTTCTTAATATTAATTGATCGGGAATCATTGCAGGTCCAGTCACTATCATTTGATCATCTTCTGAGAATGCAAATGTACCTGGATATCTCCAATAATCATTAGAACTTGAAGCCACTTGACCTGCTCTACCGTCTGCACGACCTTTAGACATTACAACAGTTCTACTACCTTCTCTATATACCTCGACTTCTTCCCAATAATGATTGCAGTTAACTCCGCCTTTAAAATCAAAAATACTGTAAGGTCTACCTCTGTGTCTGAACCCTGTGTTTATAGACCTCGACATAGACGATAATTCTTCACGAGTATATAACTTACCCATTCTTACCATAGCTCTACAGAAGTTACGAGAGTTGCTTGAGATAGGTCCTGTGTATCTGAATTTAATCTCTGGTTCTTTATCAGCATCTTGTTTACCAAGAATATCTAAACCAACAATACCTTTAACATAATCACCAACATTCTCAAAGTTAGATTTAGTTCCATCGATATAAACAGTATCGTCAAAGCTAAGTACTTCACCATGCATTTCACATAGTTGTATGATTAACTCTTGACGTTGTTCGTCTCTAATCTTTTTTAGTTTATTTGAGGCCCATTCTATACCAGCTTGTCCACCCCATGCATCGACCATAAGACCTCCACATCCTTCAGAGTAAGCAACATCTTTATATTGTAGATGTCTTGCAAACGCTGCCATACGTGCTATCGTGTCTTCTGAGATGTTTTCACCTTTTGCTAATTGATTTGCACGTGCTTTACCAACGGGTGTACCACAGTCGCCCCAACCATTCTTATCAGCCCAATCTAAGGCTCTTTGTGCTGCATTCTTTGCAGACTCAGGATAATCATTGTAAGTTTCGAATTGGTGTTTGTTTTCAATAGGTACACAGTTAGGAACCATGCGACCTCCTTTTGGTTTCATACCAATAGCTTCATGATCTGGCCAACATGCATCGTCTAAATCAAAAGAGTCATAACAAATAGCAGCGGCTTGATCATCATCATAACCTTCACCTTTTAGTACAGGTATACATCTACTTACATATTCTTCTTCAGTCTCACCACTAATTGGATCTACGAATTTCTCTTCGCTAAATGCTAAGAAGTCTACGCCTATTGCAGGCTTATCTACTATGGACATTACTTCTACTCCTAAATCATCAAATTCAAGGTTGTCCCAATCTATTAAAAGTTCTACTATTTTATTCATAATGTATGTATCTTACAACCTTGCTAGGTCATTTATTTTTGCATCGGCTTCTTGTTGTGATGTCATTTCATCTGAAACTACATAAGCTCTAATTACTGGTTGTGTATTACCAGCAGTTTGATCACCTAAAGTTACTATATTTTCTTCTGAAGTATCTGCTTCAGCGGCAGCATTTAAGGCTTCTCCTGGATTAAATGCAGGTATTGTAGGTGCTGCAGGTGTTCCACCGCCTCCACCGCCAGTACCTCCACCACCACCTGGTACTGGAGTTGATATAATATCTTTAACAGATTTAAAACCAATTGCAGCAATTGTTGCAATATTGGCAATCTTAAGACCTATTTCAAATGGAGTAACTGTTTTAGTTGCTAATTCAGTAGTAATACCTTGATATGTGTTGATAGTCGCTGCTGCAATTGCGGCTGCTTTACCAGCTGCACTATTCTCACCTAAAAGATCAGCGATAGCACCAAATGTTTGACCAGCGAGAGCGATCTGTTGATCTTTCTCTGCTTTTTGCATTTTCTTGTCAAACTTCTGTTTCTCTTTGTCTAACTTCTCTTTCTTCTTAGCAAATAAGTCATCTACTTTGGCTTTCTCTTCCGCAGTAGCTCTATATGTGTTAAGTTCATCTTGTGCAGCTTGTTGTTGTATCTCTAATTCAGCGTATGCCTTTTCCCATTGATTATCGATTGCCTCTGTATTTAAAGTAGCAATCATATCATTAATAGACTTCTTTCTTTCTACTTCTTGTAATTCTAATTCTGCAGTTATTCTACCTGCATCTAGTTTTCTAGTTTCTAGTGCAGTTTCAGCATCAATACGTGCAGCGGTAGCCTCTGCTAATGAAGTTTCGAGTTCTTCACGCTTTTCATAGTTAGATTCTTGTGAAATCTGTAGTCTTAAGTTCTGTTCTTCTAGTTTAGCTTGTTTTGCTAAGTTTTCTGCTAGTTTTACTTGTGCTTCTCCTAATCTTTCTAAGGCTTCTTTTCTTTCTTCGTAAGTTCTATTAGTATCTTCAGCGATCTTTTGCTGAGTTTCCATTTCTTTGTTTAGTAATGCGTTGTCAACTATCAAGGCTTGTTGTGCATCTCTAATACCTCTAAATTGATCTACTAATTTAGTGGCTACTTCAACAGCTTCTTTAACTTCTTTAACTACTGTCTTACCAAATTCTATAACAGCGTCTGTAGCATCAGCAACTTTATCTGTAACATCTTCGACTCCAAGTACTACTTTACCTACTGCGTCAGCCGCAATCTTTCCAGCTGCACTAAAGTTACCACTAAACAGCTCTTTTATAGCGCTACCAAGTGCAGGGATGAGTTCTAAGAGACCTTCAAACCTGTTCATTATATTTTCTTTAATGGCATTTGCAAAGCTCATCAGAGCTTCCTTAGGAGATGTGAATGCCCATACAATCTTTTCACCTAACATAGAGAAGAAGTCCATAACTTTACCAGTTATGATACCTAGAGCTTCCATTGCAATGGCTAATTTTCTACTACCTTCTTCAGAATTCTTAAAGTATGCAAATAGTGATGTAAGTGCAATTAACAAGGCACCTAGACCAGTCGCTGCGATAGCTCCTTTTAGTCCTTTGAACCCTGCGGTTGCTCCCTTGATACCTGTTTTCATATCATCGAAAGCCTTTTTACCTTTTGCAAGTATAGTATTTTCTTGAGCTACCTTCTTGGTTTCTTTACCAAGCTTAGACATCTCTTTCTGTAACTCCTCTACGGACTTTACTTCCTTCTCAATACCATCAATGGTAAATGTAATTTTAACTTCTTCTTGTGCCATCTATATAGAAATATAATTTATAGTTAAGTTGAATTAAGAACAAAATCCTAATGCTGTTACAAATACAAACGCTTGATCTGATGTAGCCACTCGAGGTGGTGTTTGAGAACATATTGTATCTGTTTGACCTGGTAATATAACCTCTATGCGATTAACACCACTACAATCTCTGTATTTGTAACTTCCTTGTTCGATAATAGAACTGTTAAAGATATCATATTCTCTACAAACATCATCCGCTGCACAACTAGCATCACTAGTACATGTAGTATTACCTTCAAAAACAGTAACATCTTCAGATGAACCAAAAGCCGAACCAACTTCTGCACATATTGTAACACTTTGTCCGCCATTAATTGGTTGATTATTATATACGATACCATTAAATGTATAAGTATAAGTATGAGATACAAATGGGTTAGTATTATCAATAACAGTACATACTTGTTGAGGTGGTGGTGCAATACCTAGACAATCACTACAATCATCGTATAAAGTAGGATTAACATCATCACATGCTAAACATGGAGGTGCTACGTTTATTACTTGTCCACATACATTAGCAAATTGACCTGTTGCAATTTTATATACACCAAATATTTGTAATGGAGTTGTTGTGTTAAATCTAACATTTGTAAATGTAGTATCATCACATGATGTCATGTTGTATGTGTATACACTACCTTGACATGTTGCACAATCATCATATATGTTTTCTACAACTTGTGCTGTTGTAGTTGTATCTAATGTTCTAACTACCCAACAACCTTGTACGCCAACTATTTCTATAACTTGACCTTTACTTAAGGTTACTGAACGATCTACATATTCAAAACTACCTTGAAAATCACAAGCTTCTACTTTGTAACTATTATTAGTAGCTATACCTTCACAATCTGCACAATCAGTAAATGTATTACCAATAGTGTAATTAGCTGCTTGAGTAGTAGTTGACTGTATGTAGTAACATCCATTTCTTTCGTTTAGATCTACTGTAGTTTGATTAGCTAATCCAAGAGGTGATGATGCAATATAAGTTGCTGAACTTGATTGTGAACAGTTATTTAGGTGCTCTCTAAGAATATAGTTTGTTGTTACTTGATCACACGTTAGAGTAACTGTAATAACATCTGATTGACATCCATTTGAATCTGTAACATAATATAAGTAATCACCAGGACATAGACCTGTTCTGTTAAATGATGTAGATGATGGATCATCTTGCCAATCAATTGTAGCAGGTAAACCTCCTGATGTAACAGTAACTGCTATCTCACCATTACATGGTCCTGGGCCACAATCTGTAGGATTTGTAGCAACATAATTACTAGTAACTGGATTATTAGTAGGTGGTTGGAGTGTAAACTGAACAATTGCAGTTCTACCATTTGCATCTTCTACTACTAACTCATCAGTACCAATTGGTATGTTATCAATTGTAAAGACATAAGGTGCTTGACCTGGAGTTGCTTGTAAAACTCCTGTTTGACCAGTTCCTGCTATAGTCCAAGTAAATGGAGGTGTACCATCTGTAGTAATGATTAAAGAACCATTATTACCGAAACATGTAGGATCAACTGTTGTAATAGAAAAATTAGTTAGAGGTTCGTTAGGCCAAAAGACTCTCTGATCTTTTACACTAATTAATTCACATTTAACTGCGGTACGTTGTCCTATTTGTGCATCTATAATCTTTTCAGGTCTATAGTATTTACCATCTATAAAGATAACATCATCAAATGTTAGTGTTTGTAGATCTACATTGTTAAGTGTAAAGTAAGCTGTTAGACGTCTACTAAACTTATTGTACAATGAGCTAATATAACGTGCCCAGAATACCTCAAACAGTGTGTTAGGTATTGAGCCATATGTATTAGGATCTGATGTAGGATCTGGTAAAGGATCCATATAATATCTTGTATCGTTTGCGAAGTTAAGATTAAGTGTACTAGTAGAAGGTGGACCAACAGTATTTTCAATTGGCCAATACTCATAAGGCGAAACTAATGGGTATGTAACATAAGCAAGTTGGTCATTATTACCAGGACCTGTTTTGTAATACCATGTAGTACCATTTGTTGGAACTAAACCATTATAGAATAAGAATCTTGTTTTAGGTTTAATAGGTAGTCTTTGATTATCATCTACCTCAAAGATTTGTGGTATAATAAATTCTGGATTAGAGTGTGCTGCACTACCTTGTGTATCTACAATTTGATCAATAGGTGTAGGTGCAATTCCTATAACTTCGATATCTCTTTTACCTTTTAGTAATTCGTTTTGTGAATCAAACCTTAACCAACCATAAGCGTGTTTGTTATTATCTTGATGGAATGAATTTATATAGTCTTCATCCTCTTGTTTTGTAAATTCTATTTGTGCTGATTGTGTGTTAAACAGAGGCTCACTCACAACATCTTTTTCTCTAATTAATTTATTAGACCAGTCATATATTTCACCTGAACCTATAAAGTCTTTCCATGGTTCGATAATAAAGTGGTTAGGTCTATCACTTGCAGGTTGCATTACTAATCTAAACATAGTAATAATATCCTTAATAAAATCTATTTGTTGGTATTCACAATCTAAGTCTCTTGCAGGTGAGTATTCACCAGGTGCTGCTTGACACTGCCAATAGGCTTGACCTACTGAAGAAATTTGCGTTTGTACATCCCAATCAAAAAAGACTTGGAATATATCACCAGTTGTTGGTTGTGTACCACCATTTCTAGAATCATAAGTACCACTTGACCAGTTACCATTTGTTGCAGAATTACCTGTTGCTAAGACTTCTATAATATTACCACCTGGTGCATCGACAAGACAAAGTTGTACATTACAGTAAACTGCGGTATAACCTTGATCTGAGTTTTCCATCTGTGCATCTACTCGACCTCCAAATTCAAAAGCATAATAGGCACCTCCAACTGCCGAAGGACCTGGAGCTACATAATAGGATCCGTTACCAGAACCTACATTAGGATTACCAACATAATAGTTAGGTGCGTCAACAACCTGATTACTAAAGTAACCATAATTAGCAATATCATTATTACCATTATCTGATTCAAAGTATTCAAAAGTTTGTGTTGATGCACTTCCAAATATAGCACCTGCATCTTGTTCTACACCAATAGTAATCTGTTCTCGATTACCAAAAGCACTCACATACATATGTCTAAACTGCTCATCACCTAAGAAACTAGATTCATATGTGTAACCACTATTCTGGAATATTTGATCCCATATTCTTTTAGCTCTAACCATAGGTTTAAACCTTGCTGGTGGTAGAGCAGATGATGGGTGTGTAAATGATTGCTCTTGTGCACCAGATCCACCTATACTAATTGTAGGTGAGTTTGTTGAAAGATCTCCATTAGCATCATATGAATTACCATGATCGATAAGAGGAAATAAGAGATCGCCATCTGCATAACCTGCAGTTGCATTCCCTTGAGGAAATGCTTGCCAACTATCTCTAACTTCTTGTTGACCTATAGCTGCGCTAAAGTCAGCAGCGTTAGTATAACTAACTGGTAGGTCATCCCAATTAAAGTCTGTAAACTGTAACTGACACATAGTCAATTCGCCAATAGCAGAACTAAAGTCTCTCGTCTCTCCTAAGAATAATAGTTCATAATCTATCTTGTCTTGTTCTTGGTTTACAAAGATCTTCTGTAATCTAACATGACCTGTTTTAAACTCAGCACCATCTACTAAGATCTCTGCTGGTTTCTTTATAGTAATATCAAAATCAATCCCGTCTATCTCAAACGCATTCTTAAAGAAAATGTTATTAGTTCTAGTACCAGGTACTTTAAACGTACGAGAGAACACTGAAGTAGCATCAGCACTAGTTATATCTTCTATACTAAGTGTTAACTTAATTGGTTGTGTCTCATACAGATCTAAGAACAGAGACTCGTCTTGGAGTTGCGCTGCGTTAGGGTATACTTTTAATTGAATCATATTATCCTCTCATTGATTTAATGTTACTAGCTAATCTAAATGCAACTGTGTATTGAAACAGTCTGTCTTTTCTATACGTCTTTTCGTTGTAACTAGTTTTAGTAATAGTAACAGGAACCCATTGGTTTGCGTAAGGTCCTTCTGCAAATCTAACCTTTACTTCTGCACTTTGATATAGGTGTTTTAGTAACTCTGCTTCAGCATCATTCATATAGTCTGATTGTACTACAAAGTCATTTGCAATAGTTTGTGAATATGTTGTCGAACCTCTATCTTGGATATCTACATCATAACTTGAACCATTATAGTCTGCGGTACCTTTTAAGAAGTTATTGTTTTTGGTTTTAGTATTATGATTTACTCTCTTAGTAAATGTAAACTGATCTCTATAACCTAATGAGTTTTGCCATGCGAATTGTATATGTGCATAGTCATTACACTTAGCATCTAACTGTTCGATACCTATAAGAGCACCATTACCACTATAGATCTTATTATGTGCAATGTTATATCTCTGTATTCTCCATGCAGCAGCGTTCATGATATTTGTTTGTTGTTGACCATCTGGTGAACATGATGCTGGGCTATAAACTACTGGTACTATATAGTAATGTGTAGTAGTAGGATCAATAACACCAGCTGCAATATTAGCAGGTCCTGATGCAATTGTAATAGTTTGAAATGGTCCAATAATGGCAGTACCTTGTCCCATTGATGTGTTAGGTCCACCACCATTAGCTTGTGTATTAGGTACAAGTGCTGGATTACTACCGATAGCACCTGTATAACTACACTGTAAGATATAGAATGCATCGATACCTTCTACGTTTTGTAATGGAGCAGGATTACCTCGTTCTACTTTTTGATAAAAAGTTTTAGTACACTGATCATCCATAAAGACATTATGTACATCAATACCATCTGGTGAAGGAAATCCACCACGTACAGTTAGTAGGTTATCTCCAGTCTCTGTGTCTGCGATAGTCCAATTATTATCTGAAAGAGGTCTCGCTGCTCTTTCAATTACTGAACATGTTGGTGTACTGTCATCACCTTCTATTTCAGGTCTATAAGGATCTGTGTCAAATGGTACTTGAAAGTATTGCTTACTTCCTGCGATTGAAGTAAAGTTATCTGGTATTGTATAGAAAGGCCCTACGACACCGCCATTCTCTTCTGCGTATGCAATTTGATATTGTACTAGAGTAGGACCTGCGAGCGCAAGACGTTCATTCTGTGCAACAAATCCAGTAAGGCTAAAATGTAAACTATCAATTGTATTTACTTGTGGACCTACGTAAGCCTGTAATATATTTTGAATATCAAAGATAGCACGACCTTGTCTGTTAGGTGTTTGTCTGATATCTGCGATTGCTGTTGGATTACCTACTACGAATATTCTAAGTGCATATTTGTCACCTGTACTAAGTCCTTCTAATGTAATTGCATTAGGACCATATGCCATATCGAAAGCACCACTTAACGATGAGTTAGGTACTTGTATGTGGTTTATATTATTAACATTGTTTGCCATATTAAAAATCTGTTGTTAGTTGTTGTGCCACGCCGTCCGCAACTGCATTGGCTATTTGATCGACATCAAAGAATGGTTGTGGCTTTAGTCCCATCTTATATATTTGTTTTCTTACACCGAATGCTAGATCACCACCAATCATCTCATAATTACCTGAGAAACCGAATCGTCTACCAGCTACAGGTTGAGGTACACCAAATCTAGGTACCTCACGCGCTGGGGCGTTCTGTATGCCATCTACTCCGTAATTCTGAAAGATACCATAGTATAACATTTCAATAGCCAGACCGTCATCCTCTATAACAGCCTTGATAGATTGTCTAAGTGCTCCTGTATTTGTAGGTGCATCGGCTTTAATCTGGTCTACTAACCTACCACCTATTTGTGTAAGTACTGGGCTAAGATTGCCTAGAGTTTCTCCAAAGCCACTGAGTGCTGATTCAAATTCGTCTACTGTCATTAGTTAACTTTGTATATTCTAATTGAACCACCTCGTGTGTTAATTGCATCCTCAATTTCGTCGCTTATTGGATCGCCATTAGGGTAAGTAGCACCTAAATAACCAAAACCAAAGAAGACACGTCTATCATCAGGGTCATCATCTCTTGTAGTAAATGTTACTTCACCTCTTAGTATTATGTCTTCAGTCTCATTACTTATCCATGGCTGCTCGACTAAGTATTGACTTGGTTCGAATGGTTCACTGTCTTCAAAAATGGTAAACCTTGGGTTTTGATATGGAGCTGCATCTATATCCACTAGTGGTACATTCTGACTAACCCTAAAATTGTATTCTATTTTATATGTTGCAGTAGCTTTAGGTATATCCCATGTTGCCATCTGTCCATAATTGTATTCGTAGTTGTCTACATAATTTGCTTGGATAGTCTCTAACAATTCAGGTAATTGATCTTTAATTGGAGCTATACACAAGTTAAGTGGTTGGGCAACTTCGAGTTCTATCGTAGCCGTCATACCTGCAACAGTATCTTGGAACCTCTCTTTAAATGGTGTTAGGTTAACTGATAATTGTGCATCTAATAGTGGATGTCTTAAAGGTGAAGTCACACTAGTGCCAGATCTACCTAATCTAAGTTGTGCTAAAATATCATCGACATATTGTTGACATGAAGACTGAACCTCTAGAGTAGTACCATAAGGTGGATCTTTTTGATCTATTTGATTAAATCTAGTTAATTCTAAACCATTATCTAAAACAGTGTCCATCACAATCATATTAAATCTATAAGTGATAGCCTGTGATGTTCTAGTAGATTGTTGTGGTACTAAGTACACATAAGGGTAGAGCGTCTGTGTTTCTGCATAATCAGTAGTACCAACTATACTATTAGTCGCGTCGACATTCATAGTCTTAATATCTGAGATAGCACCATAACCAAATT